TTCTGTTATAGCAAAACCCATAGCCACAGTTTCATGAGTGTATCTAGCTGTGAAAGCTTCTTGTGCGTTGTCATACTCTACGGAAGCACCTTCAGTTTTCACTGGAGCTGCACCAAAGCCAGAAAGCTTTGTTTCCTCTTCAAACGAACGCTCGGAAGTTTCTTGCTCATAAAACTCTTTATGCTCATCAGCATATTTTTGATACTCCAAACCAAATAAAGCGTTTAAGCCGGGAAGGAGTTCTTTTAGTAATTGCGCTCTTGAAATAGCCATTTAAAAATCTCCTTATACGCCTAGTGAGTTGTCATACGAATGTACGCCAACATTAAATTTAACAATAAACTCAGGGAAGTTATCACCCTCAGTACCTTCAACAACATCAATAATTCTTACAGCGAAAGTTGAAGTAGTCGCTAAATTACTACCATTAGCGTCAATTTTAAGACTTACGCCTGAATTACCTGTGCTTGTGCTACCAGATGTACTAAAGTCTAACTCTCCGTTTTTACCGATTGCGCCAGCAAAACCAGATCCACCTGTACCGCTGTTAAATGTACCTAAAGAATTATTACCTTGAATTTTAAACAACTGTCTGGGGTCATCATTAACCATTACTTTGATTTCTGTAAACCCTGAAGTTGTAGCGTTGGCGGGAAGAAATTGTCTAAATTGCTGAACACCATTGTCATCAATGTATCTAGCTCCAACCATAACTCCTACAATACCTGCCGTAGCATCAGCAGCAGTAGAAGGTATTTTTATACCAGTGGGACTTGAAGATACAGCGGCTGGTAAACCAGCAGTGCTTAATACAACTAAATCGCCGTTAAAAATTGCGGCAGAGTTATTAGCTTTCACATGATAGTGTCTAATAGCACCGCCATTATAGGGCGCACCGCCAATCATATTGGTAGGTCTTAGCCCAAAAGGGGAAGCAGTAGCTGCCATTTTTATCTCCTAGTTAAAAATTATTTACCTTTACCAAAAGACACCGAAGATTTATGTTCTTTAAATATTGGCGCTCTTGGGTCACTTTGTCTCATAAGATTATTGTCCACAGACTCCATTTGTTGATTAGCCTTGTTTAAATAATACTCATTACGTTGTTCAACAAGCTCTTCAGGTATTTTACAAAGAACTAAGCCACCTATTTCTATACAACCGGGATACTTAGAATTAGCATCAGATACTATTTGTATGTGAGGCTGTTCTTCAGCTTTAACCATTTCATAACCCTCTCTAAGAGCCATAGATATGTTTCTAGGATCAGGTTCGTTTAGTAAAGCTATACGTTTCCAATGGTATCTCCACCCATCGAGTGGTTTAACCTCCGGTAATGAAGAAGGAGGAGTCCAAGTTTTTGGTCTTTCCTTTGAAGCTCTGTTTTGTAATTCACGAGATAATCTGTTTTCAGCCATTTCTATTCTCCAATTTAATCATTTCTTTAGCATATTGCTCTGGCGACAACCCCAACTTTTTCGCTAAATTAACTTGTGACGTTGTCAATCGTATCTTCTTTGAAGAAGTTGTTCGTGTTACTGGAGCAACTACTGCTGCAGGTTTTGATTTGGTAGGTTCTTTCGTTTCTACTTCTTCAATATCGAAATGCTCTGGAAACCGTTTTCTCATGGTTTCGTCGATTTGTTTGTAGTATTCGTCCGTCGTGGCGTAAGCTGTACCGTTTTGTCTTACTAACTTTTCATGTAAACCTAACGCAAGGCTCGTCATTTCTTCGTCCTGACCGAACCAGTTATTTTGCCTCTGCCATTCCACAGCCTTTGCGTCAGGTGGTAAAGCAGCAGGTGTTTCTTTTGTATCTTCCTTTTTTACATCATTTTCTTTATTCTGTAAAGAGGTTTTATACTGATTTACTTTTTCTTTCTTAAAAGTAGCTTCACTTATCTTTTGTTGGGCCTCTGTCATTTTGTCAGTGTCACCATCATCGTGAGCTGTTTTGTAAGCTTGTTTAGCAGCTAACAACTCATAATCAGCAGCAGACTCAATAGCTTTCAAGTATTCTGTCTGATTATTTTCAGAGTTAGCTTTTAACTGTTTGTTTTCTTCTCTTAACTTTTGAGCTGCTTTTATAGCTTCTGCATTTTCTCGTTGAATGCGTTCTTTTTCACGACGCTCATCGTGCCAGACTTTTTTAAGCTGATAAATCTTGTCTTTTACTTTGTCATCGTAATCATCAAGTTCATCAGACTCTAATTTCTGAACTAACTCTTTAGGCAGATTTTTTCTATTCTGATCCTCTTCAGGAGTATCATCTTGTATTTCTATTTCAACATCAGAGGTTTTTTCTTCTAAAGTAGCCTCTTGCTTTTTTACATCTTCTTCGTTTGGTAAAGTTTGCTCTTCAGCCATTCTTATCTCCTATGCTCGTGATATTCCTCGTGGATCTTGAACTACTGCCTCCACGCTGTCGTCATTAATTAATCGAAATTCTTTGCCATGTATTTTTACTCTGGTTCCTGAATTTGGTCGGGCTAAAATAAAATCACCTTCCTTACACCAAGGACCGCTTGGAAATCTGTCTTTATCTTTGTAGCAATCAGCTCCAAGTTTTACTACAAAAAATACAGTGCTAAGAACTTCTTCAAAATGCTTCGTAGTATCAGCTTTTAACAAACCACTATCGTATTTCTCTTCAACATCAGGTATTGTGCATAATATATGATACCCAGAGGGTTCTGGTAGTTGTTTAGCTTTTTCTTCGTTTTCAATCGTCATCCTCGTATTCACCCTTTTCTATTGCTTCTTGTAGACCTTCTATAAAATTAATTGCGGTGGCGAGGCCCTTAACCATCCCACAAAACTTTTGATACTCGTCATAAGATTTAGCCGATCCGTAAGCTAAATTAGTTTCAATCATATCTATCTCATTTTCTAATTTACCTTTTATTATCTCTAACTCGTTCATTAATGAGTCGCCTCCTCTTCATCTTTTGGTAAATATACTTCTACGTAAACACCACAATGAGGACACGATAAATTTGTCACTATACTATAGTCCTCATTTTCGTCTCCTATGTCATGATCTCCTCCCCATATCAACATGGTTTTACAGTGCCAACAGTTCATTTTATTCTTTAGGCTCCTCTGTAGGTGTTGGTGGTTGTTGTGTGGGTTGTTCATCTGGCTGATTCATCGTCTGTTGTAGTATTGTCTGTGCTATCGCATTATCAGCTTGATTCTCAATCTTTTGCTCTTCCACTAATGCTTTCACTACCTGACTGGATTGTTTTTCTTCTAGTTTGGCGTCATCGGTAGCTGCCTTTGCCAGTGTATTAAGCTGGGCTTGACGTTCCTGAGAAGCAATTCTTTCTTGCTCCACAGCAATCTGAGCCTGTTTGATAGCAACATCTGCCTGATCTTTCTGAGCCTTACGCATGGCATCTTGAGCTTTGAGGGCCAACTCTTGTTGCTGCATCTGGATAATAGGATCTTGCGCTTTTTGTTGAGCTTTTTGTTGAGCAACCTGTGCCATATTGTTTTGAGACAACTGTATAGAAGCTTGAGCAACAAGGCGAGATACTTCTAATTCCATATCCTCTGGTAAATCTGAGTCTGGTTTTGGTAAAGGAGCGCCGACTCGTTTTTGAATATCCAAGAAATATTTAAACGCTAAATGCTCTGCAATATGCGCCTGTAAAGTTGTTGCTATGAGTTTAGCTTTAGGGTTCTGAGCAAGAAGTTGTCCTACGATAGGATCATTTAAGAAATTGGTGTGAGCAAGAATGTGAGCATCGTGATCTTGATATAAGAAAGCTTTCAATGGTTTTCCTTTCAATGCGTTCATATTCTCTGTCAAAGGATCTTTTGGTTTTTGATCTTCTTCCAGAGGCACAAGCTTTGCGGCATCTTTAATCCCTAATACATCTAACATCTGTCTATGGAGACGAGGTAAATCATAAATTTGCGGCGCAGCCTGTGCCATTTGCATGACTGCCTGATACTGCACGACTTTTTGCGCCATCGTAGAAGAATTAGGGTCAGATACAGGTAAGACCTCTACCATGTCATAATCTGACTTTTTCACCATAGGCGAAGCAGTTTCAGGTTTATAGTTGTATTTATCTGGTGTGTAGTCTCGAATTATATCTTTAAGTAATTTAAACTCCTGACGCATAGAGTAATGAACTCTAGCCTGTACAGCAGACATGACTTTTAATGCTCTCTCTAATATGGCTAACGTAGTGCCTACAGGACTTTGCGCTGACATATCAGATATCTTCAAATCTGCTGCACTAGCAAATCTTCTACCCTCATCAACTATTGTGCCTAACAAACTGTATAACACCTGACTTGGCTCCTTATATGGGAGCGGCATAATATTGTCTTTTATTGAACCACTCGGCACATCCACATCTCTAAACTCTGCAGGACTAATTGGCGTATCATCGCCTTTTACTCGTAAACCCTTAGTTTTAAATCCACCGGGTAAGTTAGATAACGTACCTGCGTCAACAAGTTGTCGTATGAGTGAAGTGCCAGATTTAGCAAAAGCTCCTACTAAATGTATTAAACCAAAGCAGTAAAAACCAAATCCGGGGACATAACCGTAATGTACAAAATGATTTCTTTTTCGTTTCAAGTCATCATCAGGGTGGTAATTCCTACGTATTGCAAGAACCTCTCCTGTGCTTTTTTCAAGAGTTACAACATATGGTAGAGCTATGCCTGTTGGTTTTCCATCTTTGTCTTTGTCTTCATATCCCGGCAAGTCTAAATCTACGTGCATCTCTAAGATTTTGTATCGGTCATCATAAGAAGCAGAGAGTCCCATTTTTTCTGCGATTTTTTTCTCTACCTCATCTAAATAACCTGATGGTTCTTCTAACTCAATGTCTCTATAAAAGCCAGATACCTGTAATTTTTTTAAATCATTTGATGTCTTACGCATCACGTGAGTTACCCGCTCTGCTGTCTCTAGGTCCGATGCGCCGTATGGTACAACAATATCTTCTGCTGGTATAAAGATAGAAACCTGTCTTTCCAAACTAGGATCGTAGTAAACTTTCTTAAACGCATTACCAGATAAACCAAGACCCCACAACATTCTTTCATGTTCTGGTCTATACTCAACCATCTTTTCAGTAAGCTGATAGTTCATATCGGCTTTTACTCTGTTTGCCGCTTCTTTCTTTTCTGTTGTTTGCTCACCTATAATCTGTGTCTTAACTGGTCCTCTGGCAGGGAAAGTCTCCATGATTGTCTCTGACTGAAACTTTACAAGTGCTTCTGTCAACAGTGGGTGATGTACGCCACAAGCTCCGGGCCAAGGCTCGGTTCTTTCTTCTAGTTTCAAACCTAGTAAATCAAGACCATCTACATATGTCTGCATCCAGTCTTTTCTACTAGCTAGGTCATCTTCATAATCACTTAGAAGATCCGTAGATATATTCTGTAAATCTTCTTCACCCATCTCTTCAGCCAGATTAGCGTTAAAATCATCAGAACTTTCTGCATCTGGGTCTATAACTATCTCCATATCCCCGATACCAACTGTAACTTTTTCCGGGTCCTCGATTTCTATTTCTATATCAGGCTCTCCCATGACTTGAGTCAAGTCTGTGGGTTCCATTGGTTTTTCCATATTATTAATTGCCATGTCTTATCCTCAGTAGTAAGGCTCTCTTCGCCCTCTATAAATAGGTGCTTCATCTTCTTCATCAAGAAGAGTGCGTATAAACCCACCTTTTCTAAATCTCATCATCGCTAAAGAAGTAGAGTCCACATAGTCATCATGCTCTCCTGCAGGAAAACTTGCTACTTCATCTACAACCTCTTCAGCCCAGTTTGTATTGGGTATCCACACCCTGCCCGAAGCAAATAAGTCTGAAACTGCGTTTAATCGTGATATTTTGTCGTTCCCTTTACTAGGGGTGAACTCTTGTACAGGCACTCCCATAGCTCTCATCTCGTATATTAGCGGAGCGCCCGATGCTTTTTTCTCTATTATTATAGAATCTGGTTCCCAATCCGTATACTCTTCTAAAGCAACTTTTTTTAGCTCTGGAAACTCCATTCTTTTACGAAACGCATTGAGTAACATAATCTGAGCCTGAGATACACCCGTATCATCTTCTTTGTAAAAGACTCCCCACGTGGTACAAGCAGAATAATCCGCTCTATTGTTCTTTTCAAACGCTGTATCCCAAGATTGTAGGACAAATTCACACATGGGAGGCTCTTCTTTCTCCCAAATCTGCCACCATTCTCGTTTTACAATGGCTGAACCCTCAGATGTAGGGTTTTGTTGGTACTGAGCCATCCATTTTGAGTTTGGTAGCTCTTCTTTTAGTGCATTTAGCTCGATTAGAGG